ATGTGTTCAACTAAAAGACGGGGTGCCTCATTAAATAGTATAATACCCTACACTTTGCCCAAACTTCACACCGGGAAAAATTGGTATATTGATTTCAAAGCTTACGATCCTTTGGAACAAAAAATGAAACGAAAAAAATACATGCTGGATAGCATAGATAAAATTAGTGTCCGGAAAAAGAGGGCTACAGAATTAATTGCAAATATAAGCCGGCAACTCCTATCCGGTTGGAATCCATGGGCAGATACTTCAAATTCCCGCCAATATACATTGTTCGATGATATTGTGGAATTATACAATAAATATCTAATTAAATTCCATAAGTCCAAAGTGTTTAAAGAAAGTACCTTTGCAGACTATAAAAAAAGAATTAGGGTATTATCAGAATACAACAGAAAGCGTTTCAATCCTATAATATATATTTATCAGTTTGATAAGACTTATGCAAGTGATTTCTTAGATTATATTCTTATTGATCGTGATTCATCAGCTCGCACAAGGAATAATTATCGTACCTGGTTATCATCTTTTGGCAGCTGGTTATTAGAAAAACAGTATATAGACAAAAACCCCGTAGAGAATATCAAATCATTATCAGAAGACAAAAAGAAACGGGACGCATTGTCCGCCAGTGATCTACAGAAGCTTAGAAAATATTTAGAAAAAAATAATCCGTACTTTCTCCTACTTTGCCAGTTTGCATATTATACCCTTATTCGTCCAGATGAGTTGTCAAATATTCAATTATCCGATATCTATATTAAGGATCAAAAAGTATTTATTCCTTCAAGTATATCCAAAAACCGCAAAGACGGTATGGTAGGATTAAACGATATCTTAATAAAATCTATGCTCGAACTTAAAATATTCAATTATAGCAATGATTGTTACTTATTCGGGAAAGATTTTAAACCCTCAAAAGAGAAATCGACACCACGCACTTACAGGACTTATTTCAATAAAGTACGTACATTACTTAAATTCCCTGATTCCTACCAGTTTTATTCCCTAAAAGATACCGGTATTCGCGATTTGGCAAATTCAGCCGGGATTGTTATTGCACGCGATCAAGCAAGACATTCGGATATTTCTACCACAAACAAATATCTGAAAGGAGAAGCGTTGCCAGTACATGAAGAGACAAAACATTTTGAAGGACTTTTTTAAATCAGGGGAAACGTGTTTCCCGCTTCCCCCTTCGCTTCTTTTACTCCAACGTATAAACATTCCAGTCTATAGCCTTTTTAAGTGCCCAACCTTCCTTTTGTGTTTCCTGTATATGTTTCACGGCACCGGCGTAAAACTCCTGTAGTTGCTGCATGCTTGCAAACTCGTAAAACGTCGGATTGTCTTCTTCCCCGAGCTTGAAAGTAACAGGAAGGTTTTCCCCGCCTGTTTGCAAGGCAAGATCGTACGCCGTCTTATAATTCATCTGGTTCTCCATGGAAAGCCAGACTTTCAGGCCGTTCCATACGTACCCGCTCTCGATCGTGTCGGTTATTTGCCGGTTATACCATTCATTAATAACCGCCTTGATTTCTACCAGTGCGGGCAAGTGATCGAACGTTTCTTCCATGTAACTACGTTGCACTCCTTCGGGTGTCTCTGTTTCCCGGTAATCCCACGTAATACGCCAGATTCCCCGGCGGCGGTTGGTACATCTTACCGGTTCCGCCTTGCTGTCTGCATAAATTCGTATCATTTCAAGTAAAGTGTATAATTATCAATCCTTTTTCGCTTACTTCACCTTCGCAATGCGCTTCAAAAGGCAGTTCCCCGTCCCTTTCCGCTGATTCACAAATAAAAAGGGTTTCCTCCAGACTGGTAAAATACTTTCTCTCCTTGCCGTCGAGTTCCAGCTTTATAACAGTCCGGGGTCCGTTTTTCGTCTGAACGTCCTTTTCATAATCAAGTACGATCACATCCTTGTTCATCAGCTCCGGCGACTTAATCCTTGCTCCGGTAAATCTTTTCCGTCCGTCTTTAGGCTTATACTTGTAGCCCAAATCCTTTAATTTTTTCATTTTCTTTCCTGTTAGTTTATAAAATAAGTTCTTGCAATCAGCATGTTTTGTAAGCCCGTAAAATGAGGCGGTCAGCTCCTGCCTGCGTTTTCTGCTTCTAACCTTGTGCATCTTGCGGGCGAACTTTTGTTTGTTACGTTTCCTTAACCGCACATGATCCGGGCGGGTTACATATCCCAGAAAGTCGATACCTTCGGTGATCGGGAAAACGGTATCATTACTTTTAATCTCCAGGCGGGCCTTGCCGGCTTGTTCATGAATGATATCCCTAACCTTCCAAAGATATTTCTTACTACCGGAAAGCACCAGACCGTCGTCACAATACCGGTAATAGTGTGCTACCGCCCCCTGATCTTTTAACCGGTGATCCAGGTAAATGGATAGAAGCAAATTACAAAGCCCCTGTGATGATCTTAGCCCAATACTCACGCCTTTAGGCATCATACGAATGCACTCTTCCAGGATTCCGATCAGTATTTTATCCTTGAACATCTTTTTCACTGCATCCAGCAAAACGTCCTGGTCTACACTTTCATAGAATTTCGTTATATCGAACTTGTAAGCGAACAGGGTTCCTTCGGGATCATCCTTTATATCTTTAACAATATACTGTAAAAGGTCATGTGTTCCCCTGTTTTTAATGGATGCGGAAGTAGTCCGGATAAAACGTACTTTCAAATGCCGGTCCACCACATTCATAACGGCGTTAAGAACGATCCTGTCTTCCAGGGAAACCGATTGTACGATCCTTACTTTCGGCCCGTCGTCTACGGTCATTTCCCGATATCCTCCGAGCTTGAACCGCCCACTCCTGATCCGCTGTCTGATCCTCTCTACCGCCTTCGGGACATCCGCCAGTATTTTACGCCCGGCAAAGCTGCGCTTTCGTCTTCTTTTGCGCAATACCGTTTTTATGGCGTCCTCTATATTGGCGTCCTCGACAATCTCTTCTATAATATTATCTTCTCTCCACATGATAATTAAATCAGCCTTCAATTCCCCGGGCCGGGCTTCTTCGAAAAAAGTTCCTACCAAACCCCATTGCCCTGCGCTTTATTTTTCCCCTTTCCAGCCGTAAACGGCTGCTGCTGGCGAGGCTCATTCCTCTTGGCTCCACGCCGGGGACACGTCCCCACTGTTGTACGCCAATTTTCAAGGCTTATGCGCTTTTTCTTTATTCTAATTGTTTGCAAGCCGAACACCGATGTTCGCATTCGTGTTCGATGAATCGTTATTCGCGTTCGCATACGAAACACCGCCTAACGCGTTCGCGTTGTTGTTCGACCGATACACCACACGAGTGTATATGAGGAAATCCGCCTTTGTACTTTTCGGAAGTACCGGCGCCCGTCTTACTTTCCGGACGCCCGCGCTACCCGCACAACGTTTTACGTTGCTGTTTTTTCTCTTAATCTGCCTGATTTATGGCTTTAAAGGCCGCGACGCTGCCCGCCCAGCGTATTATGCCCCTGAAGGCAAGCCGAACACCGATGCCCGCATTCGTGCCCGACGAATCGTAAGACGCGTACGCATACGAAACACCGCCCAACGCGCTCGCGCTGCTGCTCGACCGAAACACCACACGAGAAAGACCGGTACCCACATAGAACCTATCGAACCAATGTGAGGAAGTGGAACCGCCTTCTTTAGCTGCAATCAAATCCATATACCGGCCCCAAACCATGTGGGTAGGATAAATATCCGCGTTATAAACAGTAATTCCCTGTACAATGCGTTCCGTTCCGTCCGGCATGGTAATAAACCACCTTCCGTCCGCCGCCGTCTTGTTTACTGTGACATACTGCAACCATTCCGCCTTGTTTCCCTGGAAATTCTCATATCCCAGCACATTGACGGACTGATAATTTACACCGTCCCGGTAAGCACCTTCCGCCTGTGGATTGGAACCGCCCTTTTCCTTATAATAAGAAACCGTATCACGCATCCCCAGCGCATTGGTAAGGCCTGTCACTTTCTGGTAATTGCTTGTTCCATATCCGCAAACTCCCTGCGAATCGGTATTACCGTATTTAAAGAAATGCAGATTACCCACATCCTTGTGCATCTCCCAGTCGAACAACTGGAAACCTTTGCCCCGATTCTGGGCGTATTTGACGGCCTGGCTCTGTGAAATGGTTCCTACACTTGAAACACCACTGACAGAACGCAGCACATCATCAATCAAATAGGCTTCATAAGCACCGCCCAGGCATTCCGTATGCTCTACCCAGTCCGGCTCGATCGCTTCCACACTTTCCGACGTTGTGAGTAAAACGAAATCGAAGGCCGCCGAATTAAGGAAAGTAAAGGCCAGGAAAGTAGCCCCTGCGGGAACAGCACAAAACAGGTACATACCATTAATAAAACCGTTCGCGTTTGAAACGCTTACCCGACTTACTATTTTGCCCGTATCATCTATAAATACAGCCCCGTAAAGAGTGGAAGCCAGACCGGGGAAACGGACCTGCTTGTAATCCCGGACGTCCACCAGGGCGAACGATCCGGATTCGTATTCATTCTTCGCCTCTTCAATGGTCGTATAATCCGTATTCTTACGAATCCCGATCCCTTCCGTCACATCCAGTTCCTCGCGGGTAAATCTTATACTGGTGTACCCTGCCGCTGCCGGCGCATCCTCATTACTTGAAATAAAACCGTAAAGACACTGATTCAGCACGTCCGTTACTCCTTTGTACCAGTAATGAGGTTCATATACGTAAACTTCACCTTCCGATCCGGTTAATACTGCATCCGTGGCGTTCTCCACGCTGTCACTATCCGCGTATTTATTTCGGTTCTCATCATGAAGCGGGTAACAGGTCATTTCACCCTCCGCCGTCTTTTTAGCCAGAATACAACGTCTTTTCGACAACACTTCCAATATATGGGAAGACGGGGTAAATTCAGTATTATAGTCATATCCGGTAGAGTTATCCAGATTCGTAATCTTTTCCCCGTCTCCTACCGTCTGATCTATTTTTATACCGACAAACTGCGGCTGAATGATATTCAGTTCTGGGAAATGTGCACAGGTGGCGGCGTACTCTTCATCCGACATGGACTGGGTGAGCCGGTACGTACCTACCAGGCGGCACGTCTGCACGTTTCCCCCGTCTTCATCAACGCCGCCCATTGTCATAAGCCTGCGAAGCAAATTACCGTTCCCGTCCATATCTATACCGGTAATTCGTAGATAGCTGGTCGCACTGCATTGCTGTAATAACGTGTTCCAGTCGATCAGGCTACAGTTATCAATCACAAGGCGCGTGATATTTGCCGTACCTTCCAGCTGCAGCCCTGCATTGGTTAGTTTGTTCAGGTACCGGAGTTCGAGCGTCTGCAAAGTTCCGGGAAGGACGCAAACGGCCAGAGGCGCACCGCCGGCAAATGTCACACCGGTAAGGGATGTATCACCGGCCAGGAAGGTTTCAAGTTTGGTATTACTTGAAAGGTCCATACCGGTAAAGGAAGAAGATTTAAGTCCGGATATGTCGAGTTTTCGAAGATTACGGCAATTACCCACCAGAAGGGCGTTAAATGTCGTCTGTCCGGCCTCACAACTAACATTCAGATCACGCAAGGCCGTGCAGTTGTTCAGGTTCAACGTGCCGACAATGGCGTGGCTTACATCCGTCAGATCAAGCCCGCGAATACGGCTTGCACCGTAGAAATATTGCGGATCGTTTACAATCAAATCCGTGTCCATTGTCAGTTCCACCACACTACCGGCCATTTCTGCAAGTACCGCGCTTTGGTGCGGTGTTCCGGACGTGTACCCGTACCCGTAATAATACCGTTCGGAGGCCGTAATCCGAATTTTCCGGTTATCACTGCCGAACTTATACCCGAAATAAGCCGCGAAGCTGTCACGGCGGTAAGTACCGGCCACGTACTGACTGTCCAGAAGGGCAAAACGGTTCTGAATGGTATAAGTACGGTGTGCGTAACGGCTGCCCTGCAAGGCATACAGATAATTATAATAACTGGTTCCGCTGCTGGTTGTCACCCCTTCGGTAAGCGGAAGGATATATTTATATTCCGAATCCTTGTTATAAATCCGCTCGCACCAGTTACCCATTTGCTCCTCGTTAAATACTTGCAGAACATATTCAAGGCTCATATTGCTACGCAAGGTTTCCGCTACTTCACGCAATTTGTCCGGACAACTGCGTACCAGTTCCCATAAAACGGAATCATGGCCGGCAAACGAATAAGAACCTATACTGTTGTCAAAACTTTCGTGGGTAATGGTATATTCGTATTTCAGTACCGAATCATTACGCACACCGAACAAAGTGTCCATATCGTAAGGAAGGAAATACCAGATCAGAGAGTCCCAAGTTGCCAGCATCATATTTTTTGCCCGGTTATCCACGGCCATAAAGTAATCGGTAATCAGATACCATGCAAACGGGCTGTCATTACCGAAATACTGGTTATATTCCGCCAGAAACTTAGCAGAATTACCTTTACATGAATCTATCCAGTTCCAAAGCCTTGTAACTGCCGCCTTATCGTCTTCGTGTGCATCCGCCCAGGTAGTGTCCGCCTTGAAACGAAATTCCAGCGCATCATCAAAAGAAGACATGTCGGTAGTTCCGAACAAGCAGAGGGCCTCGGAGTTATTCAAGAACTCCAGGCAGATACATTTGTTACGCTGCCCGTTCAGGGAGGCTTCGTCGTTGAATCCTTCAATTCCTTCAAAACCGTAAATAATCGCGCTTTCCGATTTCTCATTATTGAAATTGTATTTTCCCAGATAAGTATTCGCACCGGTGCCGTCGTTGTCATAAAACAGGTCCATAGGGAAACCGTCTACACCTATACGTACATCATATTCCCCCTTATATGCAGCCTGCGGCGGTGTCAGCCACCCGCACTTCTTCCAGATGTCATTCACAATACGCACCGCACCGGTATTATGTGTACCGGAAGAATCGGAAAAGTCCGCTTTCAGACAGAATATACTGATCGGTCGTGCTCCCGGTTTGAAACTGTATTCAAGAGACGGCACATCCACGCCGTTAACTTCCAACGTGGTACCGTATTTTTCCAGACGCAGGAAATAAAGACGGTAATTCTTACGCGGGTAAGTGGTGGATGATGTACCCTGTATTCTTAGACCGACATTTCTTGCTACAAAATCGTACTCCTTACCGTACGGGCTATAAAAATAGATATCGACCGGGACCTCGAATTTCTTGTTATTGGTGGCATTGACAAGGTTCACATCGCCGACGATCCGCATAACCGCCTTTCCTTGGGCGCGTAGCTTGTCTATGTCGATATCCGTACCGTTGTCCCCCGTAACATCGTTCTTTTCAAATAACAGGACCATTTCATCCGATGTAGTCCGGTCTACCATATAATTGTTTAATTCTTCATCATCCGTAAGAGCACGGTTATAAATACGGAAATTCCTGATTTCCACATCCGCCGTATCACTGAACAAACGGATGTTCACCGGCTGTGCCTGCAGCAGTACTTCGGTAGCTCCGTACTGCACCGCCCCGCAACGGATTCCGTTCACATAAAGTTCCAGCAACCGTTTGCCGGCCTTGGCCCCGACAATAAAGGCTATTTTCAGGTTCATATCACTTGCAAACTTCGTACTTACTTCCGTACCGCCGGAAACACGCATAAGGGCCTGCTCCGTTGTCATCTGGAAACCGATATCGCCGGCCATACAGTCCAGTATCACCCCCTGCCGATCCGTTACCGACGAACAAAGAATTTCCATTTCATAGGTAGCCCCGGTAGTGGTTGCATCCGTGGAGAAAGGCTGGTACCCGATTTCAATCTTCGCGCCTCCTGTAAGTTTCAGGGCGTCGCCCGTCCAGCCGTTGCTGTTCCAGTCGAAACCTGCAAACGTTGTGTGTATGTCGCCATAATCCCAGGCTCCCGGATCGGATTCACTGTTACTCCGACCGGCTGCCGAAAGTTTCAATACAAGCCCGGCAGTAGTTTCCTGCAAATCGATGCCACTTTCTCTCACGTCGATATAAAACGGGTATTCCGTGGCTCCCGTCTTAAATTTCATACAGATTTCGCCCTGCTGCGTGAAACGGTTGGTATATGTCTGCGTAGTACGGGCCACACTGACAGACTGCGTTTGCACCCCGTCCCGGTAAACGTCCACTTTGGCCGGCGTCGCGGCGGGATCATAAGCCACAAAATCAAATTTCACCTGTTCGTACTGCCCCGCTTCCAGGCGCGGAACAAGATGATCCTCCGGAAAAATACGGCCGTCCGGAAAACTCATCATTGTGCCGATAAACGGTGCCGATCCTCCGGATTTCAGGATGTCGATGTAGATACTTTCGGATTTCAACACGAGATCGGCGGAAGCCTCCATTTCGGCAACCATTTGAACGGTATTCCGGCCGGTTACAAGCGAAGAAGGGGACAAACTGAAACTGCCGTTTGTCGTTCCCGATCTTGTAATGGTGTGCGCGTTCTGTTGCTGGCCGTTCAGATACAGCGTGACGACCTTTGTTCCGGAACCGCTCACGGCATAAGGAATATTAATCGTATCGGCCGGCGTATAACCGCCGGCGGCTATGGCCCCGGCCAGATTGTAAGAGCTGGCAAGGGAAAGGCTGACAACCTTCACGGATGTAAAGGCCTGCCGGGTTTGTTTCTTGCCGGTAGTCGGATCAGTAGTGGTTGCCACTACGTAAATATCCGTGTTTCCCACAAGCAAGTAACTTGAAAGGTCCAGTTCGTAACTACCTTTAGAAACATCGCTGACTGTTTGGGAATACATGGTAGTCGTTCCGCGCCTGATCGTAACGGTGATATCTGCCTTTTGCCCGGTGGATTCCCCTTTTTCGTCCCCCGTGGTGTACTGGTGATCGTACGTATAAGTAAGACGGGCGTTTCCGCCTTCCTTGATGATCGCATTATCTACAGCCGCATTTAATACAATTTTAGTAGCCACCGTTTCGCCGGAACCTCCACCAGAACCGGCCGGGATATCCACAGCGGTAATTTCCGCTCCGCTTTTGTTCTGGAAAGACAGGCGGACGGACGTTTCATCCTCGCTTACCTCCGCATTCACATTAAACAACGTGGAAGCGTCCACCTCGTTAAAACGGGCGGTTACAACCTTGTTTTCTACCGGATTGGTGGAATCTAAGGACAAAGTTTCGTCCACTTCCAGGATATCCACGTTTACATTCACATTACCGGTCGCGTCCGGCGTCTGCTTCTCGCCGTTTACCGTTACACTCTTTACCGTTCCTTTGCCGCCGAACTCTTCCCAGCTCGCCTCCTGATCCCAGACAGCCGGGTCGGTTCCGGTAAATTGCCACGTCTCCCATTTGCCGAGTGATGTTTCAAAGGTGATAACACGCCCCCGGCCGCGCCACTTCTCCGGTACCGCGGCAATGGCGGAAGCAAGAGTATAGAAACCTTCCGTTAGTGGCATGTTACCGGTTACGTTATAGGTATTTCCGCCGGCCGAACCGCCTCTGCCGAAATCCTCCCACTTTTCGGCATTCTCAAAATCTGTGTCCGGATTGCCTCTAAATTGTTTCGTCACCCAGCCGTCGGCAGTAAGGAAAGAAAGGATTACACCGTTTTTCCGGACATTATCAATCTTTCCCGCCGTTTTCAATGCTGCAAATACCCCCGACAGATCACTATAAACGGTACCAGCGTTCAAAAGGTTGTTCACGTTGGTAAAAGTTGAAACCTGGAGTCCGGCCGTCTGCTGCAACTCCTGTTTTATTTTGTCACGGTCTACCTGCAATGTGCTTATGTCATCGGAACAACTGGTTATATCCTGGGACAAACTTACCAGTTTTCCCCAAAGGGAACCGTCTTCACTCTCCGAACTGTCTTCGCTGCCGATACGGGCGTTGATATCGGCCAGCAATGCGGCAAGCGAATCACTGTCTTTAAGCCCGTTTAAGAAATTAAGAATCTCGTTAAAGTTGTCGATTGCCTGCGAAGCGTTGTTACCGACAAGTCGGTCGATACGTAAAGAAACGGCGTCTATAGCCTTCTGTAATGCTGCATCGGCGGCAATGCGGGCGGCTTCCTCCGCCTCGACTTCCTTACCCTGGGAAACCAGTTTCAGGTGTTCGTTCAAGAAGTCAAGAACCGCCGCCACCATTTGGTTAGTAACGCTTTCTGCGTCCTCTGCGGTTTCAATGACTATAATAAGATCATCGATATACTCCTGTGTTGCCATATAGATACATTAATTAAATTGTTTACTAAATTCTTTGGAATGAACCTTCGGTTTCCGGTAGCCGCTTTCCGTAATTTCTCCCGTCCAGTTGGACTCTTTGTCGGTAAACGTGAGTTTTAACGTCACGTTCTGCGGTGCGTCCGGACGGACACGGTAAGAAAACTCTTCCGCCGAAGGAATTACTTTTATCTCTTCTCGACCGTAACCGGACAGGTAGACATCATCAGAGGAAAGCAGATCAAGAAGAAAACGTATTTCCTGCGGGCGTTTGAATCCCGTCTTAATCGTTACGGCTTCCTGTATCTCCGTCCGTATGCGATCCGAATAATAATCATCGGTAATTTCATCGTAACGCCGGAAAACAGCGTCTTCGTCTTCATCCATGCCGGGAGTTACGCTTGCTTCGCCTTCCAGGGAAAACACTTCGTAAACCCCGTAACTGTTCAGGAACCGGAGCCGGTAACGCTCGCGGACCGTCGGGCTTTGCTCGATCCCGATCCGGCAGGCGAACGTTTCGCCGCTATACACGTCAAAAAGGTTGGCCAGTACCCCGTAATCGGTAAAGAATTTAAGTCTTACGGCCTCCAGGTTCAAGGCGCAAAAGTTCTCTACCCGGCCTGGCACTGCAAGGCTTTGTCCGGTGAGAAGTTCCGTTATTTTCAGCTCATGCTCCGGATAGATGAAACAGAGCGGGTAAAGCTCCGTCTCGCGCATCGTTATACGCCAGTCGTTACTCCGGGTGGTAAAGAAGAAATTACAGGATTCATCGAGGAACTTCAAAGAAAAGATGTTATTACCCTCTTCATGCAGTTTCTTAAAAGCCCGTTTGCCGATACCTCCACGCCAAGCGGCTAAAACCAGGGTTTCCGTTTCCGCTTCTTCATTCTGCATGATAATCATGATAGTAGCCTTGTTGTACCAGCCGGAGGAAAGGTTTATCAATATATCACTACTTCCGCTTAAAACGGGGATATCCTCAAACACTGTTTCCAGAACCTCGGCAATATTTACCTTGAAACTTCCGTTACCGTTGCCGGTAAATAAAGACCTCCGGTATTCAAAGTTTAAACAGTGCATAATATTATACGTCACCATAGAAGTAGTTTCTACCGAAAGATAGACAGGATTTCCGGTAAAGGCGTTTTCCGTCGGGTCGATGCTTGCTGTCAAACTCATAATTCAAAGGTGTTAACGATGAATATTCCGTTAAACTCACTCTTTTTTTCAAGTCCGGAGAGGAAACGGTCGCGCTGATCCGTGGCAGACGTCAGGAACTTGTAAAAGTCCGAGAGCCGCCCCGCATGGTTTTCCCTCCAAAGCTTATAAAGCTCCGTCACCTGTGAAGAAGACGGGGCAAGGATGATATTATTCTGTTTTTCCATGCTGCAAAAGTTGGGTTTATCAAAGGAAGAATAAAGGACGGGGATTTAATTGGCAACTCTTGACGCGACGAACCTTACCAGGTATTCGACTTCTTCCGTTTCATAACAGTAATAGTTGGCCCCGTAACGTTCGTTTACCTCGATCTCAACCTCTATTTTACATTTGTATGTTTTTTCTATGACGCTATCCTGTGCGGTAGGAGGATTTTTTAATATATCCTCATCCGTTGACGGTGTAACATACCCGTCATATATCGTATTCGATACACGGCCACCGTACACTGCATATCCCCAGTGATAACGGTAATAATCTTTCCAGTATTCCACCCTTTCGGCCTGCACTTCCTGCAAGCTGGAAGAATATACGACCCACACGTAGGAAGCACCGCCCCACACGGGAATGCCCTGTTCATTATCCAGATTATAGGGACCGATCAGACGCAGGGAACGCAACGTAATGTTTACCGGTACCAGTTTACCCGCAGGAAGCGAATAAGAAAGACCGTCCAGAAGCATGTACTGCCCCCGCAGGGCTACCGGGGTCAAGACATCCATTTTCATAAGCTGGTGAACCGGTAAAAGGGTGTTTGTGTCCACCTGGTTAAAAGAGTGCCTTAATACGGCGTCATACTTCTGCCAGAACTTGGCAAACAGCCCGTCTTCAAACTGGAATAAAAGCGATATCGTATGTTTGCTGCCGTCTTTTAACGTAATTTCCCCGCCGTCCGGAGCGTATGGGCAAATAGAACCGAAGGAATAATTCGTACTTTCCGTAACGGCCTTTGTAAAAGCGAAAGCGAAGGAAAGCGGCGTCTCCTCCTTTTCCGAATCCTCTTCATTATCGGAAGAAGTTTTCAGGTAGGTATAACGGTGCACATACCCGGCCAGGTAATACGGGGAAAGAAGGCCGTTCGGGGCAAAATCCATAAATACGCATTCGTCATCGCTCGCCAGTTCCTCGTCCTCTACGTTTTCCGTCTTCCGGTCCCAGTTAAAGAAACTGGATGATGAAAATGTATGTTTTTTGTTCCCCGAATCCCATTTGTACCAGTTGCCGGTGGTCTTCTCGTAGTTCAGCCACACGGAGGCCTGGGAAGGATCGAAACGGCTTACACGGATAACCATTTTTTCGTTCCCCTTGATATAGTCCTCGTACCGTTCCACTGAAGGCGCGGCACCGGTAAAAGACGTTTTGGCCGATAACTTTATCTGACGGGCCGTTTCATAATTGATAAGTGGTTCCGCCGTCAGGTTCCGGGACAGATCAACGGCAGGTTCATCTTCCATTATATCCCGGATCAGTTTTAAAGTGGCCGTTTTCGTATCGGAAGAGACATTATAAACCAGTCCGAAACGTACATACAGCGCGTTTAAAAAGTCCTCAATCGTACAATCCGGCATTAAATCGGCATAATTGAGGGTACCCGTCACGCAACAGTCGGCGGCATTGTTCAGGATTACCAGGCTGGAAAGTTCCTTGTCCGTCTTAAAAGGATTTTCGGTTATAGTATAACCAAATTCTGAAAATATAAAGTCCAGGACACGGTGCACGTATAAGAAGGGGGCCACGCCGTACCCTTCCGGTAAACTCGTTTCGGTCGGAGTATCATTTATCAGTAGTGTTTCCGTCCTTGCCTGATAGCATAAGGCATATTCACCGTTTGAATCCAAAGTGATACGGTTTATGTATTGCGGGTAATACGTGCCGTCCTTGGAATCATTTTTGACTACTATTTGAAATATGGCAAAATCTTCATGGGAATCTGTGAAGAACCAGTTTATAGAAGACATAAGACCGCTAACGGTACCGCCGCTTATGCTGGGCAATGTGATCGAGTTCAGTTTCTTTGCTTTCCAGGCACTGTAGGCCTCTGAATTGTCAAAGCCGATATTTAAAGTAATTCCTTCCGTCCTGCCGGCAGAAACGATATTAATCTTTCCGGTACGTTTATACACCCCGTCCAATACCGTACATGTCTGATCTTCATTCATCGGTTTTACACCCATGTCGAGCCGGTGGGCAAAACCGGTTATACCTGCATTGTTGGCAGTGACGGGAACCGTGACCGGTACGGTTTGTGATCCCCGGTCGTTCATGACGGGGGATTTCTCGTCAATCTGTACGGTAAAGTCACCCCCTAAATCCAGATAACCTTTGTTCGTCTTAATCTTTAGCATAATGATTACTTATTTTCCGCGTGTAAAGGTGTCGCGGGCGTTATCTATAGTTTCTTTGGCCTTCTCCAAATCCTGGTAAACGATATAGGCCTTTATCAATTTGATAGCCTCACAGGAGGCGCGAAGCTCCTTTGCCGCTTCCAGGAACTCCCGGTAGGAAGAATCACCTGCAGGAGAAGTGACGTAACCGCCTTCATAATATTCACCCGGATTCTGTGGTAACGGGTTGGCATTGGT